GAAAGAACCGCCACCGCAGTAATCGTCTATCCTCCTGCTTGAGGCTTCTAGGATCCTGCGAATAGCAACAGCATCGCTGGTCCAGCCGGAACTGTAGGAAGTCCCTGCCAGATAATCCCTGAGATCATCTGCTGTAGCGTAGGTATGCCTTGTTGCCATCTACTTATTTTCCCCTGTAGCCTGTTGCTTGTTCTTTGGCTTTTCAGCCATCTTTTTGAAATCGTCTGGATACTTCTTGAGGGTTTCTGCCGGGACATCATAGATCTTGCCCTTCTCATAAACCTCCCCGGTAACTCCAAACGTCACGTTAATTAAACTCTTAGCCTTCGGCATTATGCCTCCTGAGTTGGGCGTGGAGCCGAAACTCCACGCCCACTGAGTAACCGACTAAACGGTTATGCTATGCGGCTCTGGAAATCTTGAATGCATCACTGAGTCCAACCTGTCCGTCACCACGCCGTGAGGCGAAGAAACCGACTTGATCGTTCTCCATGTACAAACTGTCATTCCTTCGGATCGTGAACCCTACCCTGTCGAAAATGTAGTAGTTCCTAAAGTCTCCGAATATGGCGATCTTCTCTGTACTTGTGATCGTGGCACCTAGCCCACTCACGACATCGGTATCAACAACGGGTCTGCCCAGGATGAACGCAGACGGTGCCGTGGTTATATCCGTAATCCCGGTCACGCCGTTCCCCGTCACTTGTATCTGATTAATCAGAGAGTTGATCGCAGACTTCATGACCCATGTGGCATTAGCCCTGAACTGGGCATTCAATGCATAGTGAGTGCCAATGAGGTCAGCGATTATGACGGAGGTAGATCCAGCCATCGTGTAGAAAGCCACATCGCTGTCTGACATGATGCCGGCATACTGCGTTGTATCGTTACCACTGATGATGCCAACGTCCTCAAACCGCCCGGCAGTCTCTTGGAAAATCTGGGTCAGCAACCCCGGAAGGTTGACCGCAGAGTCTTCCAGAAGCTCACGGGTGACCTTTATAAGACCACCCGACTTCTCAAGCGAGAATGACACCTGACCGACCGTTGGGGTCTGGTCGGAATAGGCTGCTTCTTCAGCTATCGCTGCCCACGTTGCCGATCCCATCGTGGGGACGTAACCATCTTTACTCGATACACGTATGACCGTGCAAAGAGGTCGTAGCTGAGAACCCGGCACTCCCGGATCGTGGATCGTTTGGGAAATGAACTGCTCAGGAACAAAGAAACCGCCTTCCGCATCGGTGTCCTCTTGCATTGCCTTCACTTCATCTGCCGATGCGGTCTTCCAGAACATGTCGTCACTTGGGCTGCGGAGCCACTTCACAAACGTGTCAGTCTGGAACCGAGCTTCATCCTTCTGGGTGATTCCCATCTGTTCCTGCACCCAAATCGGTTGAGCCATTGCCGGCATGTCCTTGACCCAACTGGAAGGCTTGTAATTAGCCTTCGTCCTGTGTGTCGTATCGCCCGGATCGTAAACCGCAATGTCCTTGTCAGCCACAGGTATCGTGTTCACAGGCTTCTGGAACTCGCCCTGCAAGACCTTCAACTGTGATGTCGCTTGGTCTAACTTGTCGGCTTGTTCCATCTTGGCTTGAGCATCAACAATCTGCTTTTCAAAGGCTTCAACATTGCCTTCTCCCAGAGATGCTTCTGCGTTAACCAAGAGGGCGTTAGCCTCTTGTCTAATTTCCTTCGTACTCAAAATTTCACTTATCCTTTCTATCGTTTTTTATCCCATGCATGGAGAGCTTTGCCCGGTGTAGGCGTAACTGCCGTCTTGCTGTCACTAGGGCAGAATTATCTTCCGTGCTAGCGGCAGAACGATCCTGTACGTCTTCGGGTTCCTCTCCTGTTGCTGGCTCAAACTTGATACCGTCATGGGCATTGCACCACTGTCGTGCCTCTGTCTCAGTCCACTCATCAAGCGGCAGACGGTATGACGCTATGTCCCAATCGCCTGTCTCCTTGTCCCGACCATAGAGGACTTCGATGGTGCGTCCTTCAAACGTACCCTCATCTATAGTTTCGGACCCGGTGCGGAACCTGTCAAACTCATCAGGTTCCCTGACTCTACAGGCGTGGAAATTAGGATATGGCTTGGAATTATCAGGCAAATCCGCAGACCTTAGCTCTGAAGGCTTGCGTCCCGATTCCTTCAGATGCCGTGCCAGATGGTTATATACTCCCCTCCTGTCTGTTTCAGGGATAGCCCCGTTCCTGTTATTCAAACTACTGATGGCAGAGGTCAATGCCCTGACATTCGCTGCCCCGACCTTGCCGTTCCTGCCTATATGATGGTGGAGGAATTTATATGAAGACTTCGATTCTGGATCGCCCTCGGTATCATACCAAGCATGGGCATTTCTCAGGATTCCTGCACCGCCCTTAATGCGAGTTCTCATCAGGGTTCCATCCCATGCATCCTCGGCGGTTGCCGTGAGGTGGGAAGGGATAGCTGCCTTGAGGTCTGTAGAACCATCCGCAGCCTTGGCTGCTATGGTCGTAGTAGATGGAGAGGCACCACGGATGACCGTGCTTACCTCTACCCAGTCAAGGTTTGTTATCCTGCGGAGGACGGTAGAAACGTCACCGCCTTCATGCGTTACATCATCATCTCTGGGAATATTAAATCCAACGCTCCACTCCCTGACATAATCCCCGGCAACATTGGAGTAGGCATCCCTGCCGGCTTCCGTGTTCATGTTCATCTGCATCCGGGCAAACAGCCTGTACTCATCACCCTCCACCGGTTCCGACTGGGCAAAAATCACTTTGCCAACCAGCTTGCCCTGATCGTGTCCCGACAGGACTGGGATGGGTAGGTTCTCACGGATGCTGTTGTCAAAGGCAGTCATCTCAACGATGTCGCCATCTGCGTCCTGTACTCCCATCGTGTTGACGTATGCCTCCACGATTCCCTGCGTTTCATCTACCGCCTTCGCTGAAGCAACCAGTGTCTTGTGGATCATATTGTCTCCTCCGGCTTGTATCCTCTCGGCATCGGTGTCCAGTTCAATGTACCGTTGGGATGATCTTCAATGTTACTTGCATCTTCCAGTAAATAAATCTGCCCGTTTCGCTCCGCACATGTATATCCGTAAGGATCACCGGGGTCCACGTATGTGTCGCCTTCGTCCCCGTCTACATCATCTGCCTTTACATAAGCGAATCCCTGTTCCTTGTAGAACCCGACAGTGGTTTGATTCTGAGTCCTCATTACCTCGGTTCGTGCAATTAACCTAGCTCGGTTTTCAGTCTCACCAAGTACGGATCGAATTCCGGGGAACTTATCGTCAGGGACTCCCCTCGCCAACTGTTCGATAGAATAACCTCGTTCAAGCCCAGTGTTGACTGCCCTCTGGATTACCTTGTTGGTCGTGCTGTGTATCATTGCCGCACGGGTAGGGGCAGAGGTCAATACGTCTTGGACAGTCGGGAGCTTATCTGACCATTCCAACGATCCCGCAATTCCTACATCGTTAATTGTCTTGAATGTTTTCTTGCTGATCCTTTGGAATGCCGTTTCAAGGATTCCACCTAAATTACCTGTCTCGATTGGAGGGAGCATATCAACTAATTCAAATGGGTAGTCCTTCGATTCCTCAGTAGCCCTCTCCATATACCGACCAAGGACACCGTCAACCCTGTTTCTAAGACCTCGAAAATGTCTAAGGACTTTTCGTTGCAGGTCATCCGTTTCCGATTCTCGCTCACTTATCAACCGTGTCCTCAACATCAATCCTCTTGGGGCAACGCTCGGAGCCTTTAACCGGGGCAGCATTGGGTGGGCTAACTCAACAGGTGCGTCACCTACCGCAACCGTGGCAGACTGCCCTTCGGCTAACTCCATGACGCTGGTAGGGACTCGCCTGACAGACCCTTCATCTATAGCATCAAACCCAAGCTCCCCACGAGCCTCGTTCAGAGTGATAAGACCGCCGGCAAACAGGCTGTTGATCCTAGTAGTGTTAGCCGCCTGATCGTCCAGCACTGCCCTCATGGCAGACCAGTCTACAGACATGGTCTCATTGCCCTTGTACTCATCAAATAGATTGCGGTTAAAGTACCGCAATATCCTAGACACCAACGGCTCCAGAGTTTCACTGTGGAACGCTAACCGTGCCTCTCGATAATTAGAGAATGTAGACCTTTGAAGTCCTACATTAGCTCCGACCAAGATAGGAGGAACTCCAAACACCGCACATATCCTTGACTCGGTTAGATTATGCAAATCATTCAGTGCCATGTCCTTCGGAGAGTTAGACATGGGCTGGTACTCGGCATCATCATCGAGGATTGCTACTCTATGGAAGTTATTAACTCCACCAAACTGACTCCTCCATCTGGATCGAATCGTACTGGCTTCCTCTTGAGTTGATAATCGTTTCTTGATCTTCAGCAATCCGCTGGGAACCCCTGCGTTCTGGAAATAGGTCTTGGCAAAGTCGGTCATATTGAGGTCTAGGTTTACGTTCCTAGCCAAGACCTGTAGAGGAGAGAGTCCGTAGATATCTCCAGCCGGGTTAGGCAGGGCGATATGGCACATGTTCCTCGACTCTATGCTGTACTCCTTGTTTCCCACGGTGTACACA